GTGGTTGGATATAATACTGATAGTGTTAGAATAAATGATGACAATACAACCGGAAGAATAATATTAATGGAGGTTACAGTATAATGATACTACAAGATAAAATAGTAAAAGCTATTCAATTAATTAATCCTAATGCACAATTTGGATTAAGTGGAGATAATATAGATGATATTGTTTGGGAAGATGGAACAACACCTATTTCTAAAAAAGATATTGAGGCAAAATTATCTGAGGCTGAAACAGCATTAGAAAATCAAGCACAAGAAAAAATAGATTTAAGAGCTAGTGCTAAAACAAAGTTAATGGCTGGTGAACCTCTTACAGAGGAAGAGGCAGATACAATAGTATTGTAGTTATGCCATGGGAAGAGTTACTAAAAAAGCAACAGTACAAAGTGTAACTCTAAAACACATTAACGAAAAGTTAGATCACATCCACAAAGATCTAGATCAAAATACCAAAGACATTGTAGAATTAAAGCAGCAAGTAGCCATGGGCCGAGGTGGTCTTAAAGTGATCTTCTATATTGGAGCTATAATTTCTATAATATTAGGAGGTTTAAAAATTGGAAAATTTATTTAATGGAATATGTACTTGTCATGATACTATGCTCATCTATTGCAAACTCTTGTTTGCCTCCACACATATATCCTAATACATTTCCAGATGCCTACAGCTGCATGGTGCAAGGCTATCAAAACTCATTAGACAAAATTATAAACATAGGCCCACAGGATGTAAACTCTGCTGGTATGTACATAAAGTTTGGATGTAACCCTCAAGAAATTAGGAAAGGAATATCAACATGATACAAGGATTAACTGCTCTACTACCAATACTAAACAAAGCTGTAGATCTAGTGCCTGATAAAAATAAAATTGCAAGACAGAAAGCTGACATAGAAAAAGAATTAATGAAAGCTCTAGTTGATGTAGATAAAGAACAAGCAAAAATAAATAGAGAAGATGCAAAAGCTACAGGAGCTATGTCTTGGATCCAAAGATTATGGAGGCCCTGTCTAGCCTGGGTATGTGTGTTTGCTTTTATGTTTCAATTTTTAGTTATACCAATTACTAATTGGATCTGTGCATTAAGAGGTACAACAATAGATCTTCCTACCCTGGACAGCTCTACCCTTATGACAGTTCTGTTTGCTTTACTTGGTATGACAGGAGCTAGAAGTTTTGATAAGTTAAAAAAAATTAATAACAAAAAATGAGGTTAAGAGTTTATATGTTTTTAGCTGTGTATTGGATGTTTATGTTAGGAGCTACAGCAAATATTTTATGAGGTGTTATGAATTATTATTTTACAGGCTGGTTAATTATAGCAATGGTATTGTTAGCCTTTTGTGGAGGGCCACCTAACTACTAATGAAACCTATTACAGAAAAATCAGCAATAGCTACAGATATAAAAACTATAGTTGCCCTAGTAGTTGGAGCTTGTGCTGGAGTATGGGCCTACTTTGGTTTGATTGAAACTCAAAACAAACATAGTACACAATTAGAATTGTATGAAAAAGATATAGAATTAAATACAGAGTTTAGAATTAAATGGCCAAGGGGCCAGGCTGGATCTTTACCAGCTGACCAGGAGCAATTTCTTTTAATAGAAAATCTTTTCAAGTCAGTAGCTACATTAGAAAAAAATCAAGAAATGAATATGACTAATAAAGTTAATATAGAATTTATAACTAAACAATTAGAGAAAGCTCTTAACGATATTGAAAAATTAAAAGATGCAAACAGAGAAATTAAATATTCAAATGGAAATGGAACACACTAATGATTGAGGTAGTAGCTTTATTAATGTTTTTAAATGGTGAGCTTACAGAATATCGTAAGCAACCAGACTTTGGAGTTTGTTTGGAGAGAGCTAGAGTAGCTAGAAGAACATCTAATCCAGATACAGTTCAGTATCAATGTGCTAAAGTTATGGCAGAATTGACAGAAGATAAACAACATATATTAACAATAAAAAAGGTAGATTAAAATGGCAATGGTAGAAAGAAAAGAAACTAAATATGTAGTAGTACATTGTGCTGATACTCCAGCTGATATGGATGTGGGAGCTGCTGATATTAGAAGGTGGCATGTAGATGAAAGAGGCTGGGATGATGTGGGTTATCATTGGATCATTAGAAGATCTGGACAGTTAGAACCTGGAAGAGATCAAAGGCTACAGGGTAGTCATGCTCTTGCAGTTAATAGTAAAAGTATAGGTGTGTGCTTGGTGGGAAGAGGCGATAACTTTACAGAAGATCAGATGTACACACTTCATAATGTAATACAAACAATCAAAGATATGCACCCAGAAATCGAAGTCATTGGACATTCAGATGTGGAACCAAAGAAACCACATTGTCCAGGCTTTAATGTAAAGGATTGGTATCGAGATGAGTTCATCGGCTAAAGGCTATTCAAGGGTACTTACTATATCAGATCTTCATTGCCCCTGGGAACATCCAGATGCATTTGATTTTTTAAAAGCATTAAAGAAAAAAATTAAACCAGATTTTGTACTTAATCTGGGTGATGAGGCCGATGCACATGCTCTCTCAATGCATGATAGTGATCCGGATCTTATGTCAGCTGGTGATGAGCTGATAGCTGCTAAAAAGAAACTACATAAATTAGAAAAAATTTTTCCAGAAATGACACTACTACATTCTAATCATTCATCATTAATATATAGAAGAGCATTGAAACATGGAATGCCAAGAGCTTACTTAAAAAATTATAATCAGTTTTTAGATGTAGGCCCAGGATGGAAATGGGTAGATGATATTACAATACCATTGTCAGATGGATCTAAAGCATTTGCTACACATGGCATGGCAGCTGATGGATTAAAACTTGCTATGCAATATGGACTTCATACAATCCAGGGCCATTTCCACAGTAAGATGAACATACAATATTTTTCTAATCCAGAAAAATTAATATGGTCAATGCAATGTGGATGTATGACGAAACAATCTTCACTAGCTTTTGAGTATGCTCGTAATTTTAAAATGAGATTTGTTATTGGAACAGGAGCTGTCATTGATGGACAACCTAAACTTTACATTATGAGATTAGATAAAAATAATAGATGGGATGGTACGATTGTCTAAACAAAAGTTTACAACATTCATACCTCATGAACCTATCTTTCATAAAACAAATATAGGTAGGAACCCAAGCAAAGCAAAGATGAATAAATCTAAAAGAAGAAGTTTTAAAAAGTACAAGGGCCAGGGCCGGTAATGAAATCAGTTACCATAAATAATACAAAATATTTTTTTAAGAAATTAACCTGGTTAGATATTGTTGGTGATAGCACGATTGCCGGTGAGAATGACTACCATAATATGAAGTGTGCAGAGATAATTACAGAGGCATATATCTATGACATCTTTGAGGAGGATGGTAGGGAGTTTGTAAGAACCTTTGCATCTTACCAAACAAAAAACAATGAGTTCGGATTTGGGGATAGAAACTGTTATCCTATGGAAGTGTTCGATAAACGCAGCCAAAAGGCTATCAGAGAGGCCCAGAGATTAACTTTAAGAGGGTAGCCGGTATGATTGGGTGTCCAAATAAACAACCCTCTGTAAAGCTCTTAAAATCATTTTAAAGGTAAAGTGTTTGGTATGTTCTCTACTGCACCTAATAAACCAGCACAATAAGTACCAAAGACTACATAATCATAATAAAAAAATCTATCTAGCTCTGCATCACCATCTTTAATGATACGATGCTCAAATAAATTATGCTCATGAGGATCCTGGCATTGCTCTTCTGTAACCTGGACAGGATGCATCATGTACAATTCAGATCCTACACCCAGGTATAAAATCAAAACAAATAGTTTCACGATTTACAAAGTAATACTAGCTGCTTAATTATCTCTTGAATTCTATCCTTTAATTTTGATATAGTCTTGTCCTTTAATTTTACATTTTCATACAAGGCTACGATCTCTTGTTCTTTTTTAGATAGTTTAGTTTGCAGCTCACCATTCAAATCTTTGTGGCCTTTGTTTATTGTTTTTAAATTATTATTTTCTTCTGTTAATCTATCTATTTCTTTTGTCTGATCAGTTACCACTTGGATCCTCCTTTGGATTTTTTAAAAACATATGCTCAATGCGATCTCTATTTTTTTCAAACCAAAATTCTTCGTAAGGTTTGATCTCAACATTAGATGGGAACATTGGATTATGTTCTAGCTTTGAAAGTTCTGGATCATTAGCAGAGTAAAACTTTTGATAAGGATCTATGTAAGGTTCAGAAGATCCAGGTATTGTGATAACTACCACATCATCAGTACCATCAAATGCCTCTATTAAACCTTTAATAAACTCTTTACTAAATCTACTCTTAAAAATTTTCATAACAATTCAATGCCTCTTGGTTTAGCTGGATGTACTTTGATAAGATTATCTCTCTCAAGTAAACGCAGCATTCGATGTACATTAGAATGAACACATCCCATATGCTTTGCAATCTCACGCACAGTAGGAGGTACTCTTTCTTTTGTTTGGTAGTTCTTTATGAAATCAAAAACCTTTAATTGTTTTTTAGTTATCATTAGGTTTGGCATTGTTTACCTCATCTTTCTTCTTAATTTGTTTTTTTAATTGTGATTTTAAATAAGAACACTTAACTGTAATCTGATCACCAGCTGTTGGATGAGCTTTCTTACATAGATCCCATTTAACTTTGTTATCATTTTCAAATTGCTCAAGAAGATCTAATCTCTTTTCCATATCTTCTGCTGCATTCTGTACTATGCCTAACATCTCTGCTCTTTGCTCTTCAGAAAAAGTAATCCATCTCATATCTTCTTCAGATGGTTTGGTTACTTTTGGATTGTGTGTTGAAGAGTTAGCATCATCATCCTCACTAGGTAATCCATAGATAGCCTGTAAAGAATATCTTTTAGCATAAGTAATTGCAGATCCCAGAGCCTGGCTGTCATCATACTTATTATTTTTTGGTACAATTAAATACCTGGATGTAATTTCTGTATCACTATCCTTATGCATTAAGATTGTAGTTACATACATTGTGGTATCAACTACTCCATCGATTATCTTTTTATCGTAATCAATAGTTTGTGTGAATGCTAATCCATACTTGGCCCCTTGATTAGCAGCTGCTATTACATCTTCTAATGCAGCATAAGTAGATTTAAAGAAAGGATTTTTACTTTCCTTCTTTGCTACATTAGCCTCTTCTTGAAACTTACTTAAAGCCTCAACTATATTTTTAGTGTTGTGTTTCGTCATCGTCATCGTTTCCTTCTGGTTCATCTGGTACTCCTTTATCTATATGAATTGTAAATATTTGGTTTTGTATTTTAAGGCCCTCGATAGCTGCCATTGCAACATACTCAATAAGCTCTTCAATGAATGTAACCTCAAGCTCCAGGCCTGTCTTTTCATAAATTTTATTTCTAACAAGCCTGGCACTCTCTTTTCTAGCCAATAAATAACTATTGATTTGATAGTATTTTTTTGGATCATCCATTAATTTCCTTAATTGAAAACCTACGAGTTACTGTAGGAGCTGCACCTTCTACCTTAACCATTTTAGTTTTCGCCTTCTCATATGTTGTATGATTAATTACAAACCCATGACACTCGGCCTTCTCATTCTCACCTAGTATTTCTTTTAATCTAGTTGATACCTTGTCCTGGATTTCTTTTGATGCTTTGATTGCTTTACCAGCAGCTATATAATCATCAATAAGCTGTGGCATTTCATTGTTGGTATTAAGATCAACAACATCTTTAGATCTATTACCTTTGTAGATCCTGGATGCCTCTTTAGAATTAGCAGCAGCATAATGTAACTTATCACCTTCAAGTACACCATCAACTCTATGCCAAAATTCCACAGCAGCATCAATTAACTTTGCCTGGATTTCTTTATTAGGTTTATAAACAAACCATTGTAACTCCCAACCCTTAACTAGCCTAACCAAGATGGCATAGTTATAACCGGTAGTTAAGAGCTGGGCCTGTACCTGGAGCTTATAGATCTCTGATACAGGATCAATGGCAGCTCCGGAATAGTTTTTAATCTCAATCACACCCATACCATTTAATTCGTGGGAGGAATTAGAATGATCGATTAAGGTTAATTTACTTTCCAGCTCCATACGAGCATCAAGGGAGCTACCAATTTTTCCACCATCAACATCAAAGAAGAATGCTTTATCTGGAACATCAACCTTTATAGAGGGAGCTTTCTGTTCAGCACCTATCTTTAATATCTCATTGTGAAATAGTTTGAGTATTGCTGGTTCCAATACAGTACCAGCTTTAACTTTAGGATTGTTAGCTATGTCATTTATAACTTCCTTTCCTTGTAAGGCATTGATTGCCTTTTCCAACTCATCATTCGGTGAATTGAAACCTATGTAACCTTCATCGGTTAAAACTAAATTTGGAATAGAGCTAGATCCTATTTCCCTTCTGGCATAATCAGTAAGTTTCATTACAGACCTCCCATCATTCCATAGTACGCAGCACACTTATCTGACAACGCACATAATACTA